GAGTGGTCGAGGCCTACGGCGAGTACGCCCACGCCCATTTCTCCACCCGGATCGAGATGCCGCTGTTCAAGGATCAGCTGCTCGGCGCGCTCGAAGGTAACGCTCTGTATGAATTGACCTCGGCGGGCGAGCGCGAGCAAGAGGATCGCCGGGAATACGAACGCGAGCCGCTGTGGTGGAACCGATGAGCATAGACACATTGTTATTAATCGCGATCTTAGTCGTCGTGGTTACCCAGTCTGTCCCCCGCGATGACTACGGGTGGCGAGAATGGCGAGAAGACCGGAGAGAATGGAAAAGGCTGCACCCTCCGTCACCACGATCTGAAAAATTGCGATTCATTGTTGGCTGTGGGGTCATCGCAACGGTCCTCGTCCTCTTCTTTTTGACCAGCAAATGACAGACATCGACCTTGAGATCCCGCCCTTCCTGCAAAGGCCGCGACATGGAGTTGCGCAGATGAAAACGATCGAGAACGGAGCCACGCCGGGCAACGGGCATGTGGCGGTGAGGGAGCCGGCGGTGCTCACGCCGCTGGACATGCTCAACCGCGCGGTCGAGCACAACGCGCCGATGGAGGTCTTGGAGCGGCTAATGGCCCTGCAGGAGCGGTGGGACGCCCGCCAAGCGCGCAAGGACTTCGATGAGGCCATTGCCAACGCCAAGGCGCAGATCGAGCCGGTCGTCAAAAACGCCACCGGGCACAACGCCAAAAAGTACGCGGACTTCGCGGCTATCGCGCGCGCGGTTGACCCGGTCATTTCCAGGTTCGGCTTGTCCTACCGTTTTCGCACGACGCAGACCGACCGCATCAGCGTCACATGCGTCCTCTCTCACAAGGCGGGGCACAGCGAGGAGACCACGCTGTCGGGACCACCCGACGCGAGCGGCAGCAAAAACGCGATCCAGGCCATCGGCTCGACACTCACATATTTGCAGCGGTATTCACTCGTGCAGATGCTCGGCCTGGCCGCCGCGAATGACGACGACGGCAACGGCGGCAAGAACGGCGGCAACGGAAGCCCGACCATAACCGATGCGCAGGTCGACGAGATCAACAAACTGCTGATCGAAACCAAGTCCAACCTCGTCCTGTTCCTCAAGCGCATCAAGCTCGAAAGCCTCACCGAAATCCGGGCCGATAAGTTCAACGAAGTCCTGGCGCTTATCCGCGACAACGCGAAGAGACGGGAGCAGCAATCGTGAATGAGATCGTCCAAGGCTCACCCGAATGGATCGCCATCCGGCTCGGCCGTGTCACCGCGTCCCGCGTTGCCGATGTGGTCGCGCGCACCAAATCAGGGTGGGGCGCATCGCGCGCCAACTACATGGCGGAACTCATCGCGGAGCGACTGACCGGCGTGGCGGCGGAAGCCTATGTAAACGGCACGATGCAATGGGGCATAGCGCAGGAAGCGGACGCGCGCGCGGCCTACGAATGGCTGAAACAGACCCCAGTCCAAGAGGTCGGGTTCGTGCCGCATCCAACCATCGCCATGAGCGGCGCAAGCCCTGACGGCCTGATCGCTGACGGCCTGCTCGGCGACCAGGGTCTTGTCGAGCTGAAGTGTCCCCAAACCGCAACACACATAGAAACGCTGCTCGGGCAAAAGGTGCCTGAAAAATACATCACGCAGATGCAGTGGCAGATGGCTTGCTGCGAGCGCGCATTTTGCGACTATGTCAGTTACGATCCCCGGCTCCCGGAGCCGATGCGCCTGTTCGTCCGCCGCATCCCGCGCGACAATGCGCGCATCGCGGAACTTGAAAAGGACGTGGTGGCGTTCCTGCAAGAACTCGATGACAAGCTCGGCGCCCTCAACCAACTGCGTGCTCTCGCATGAGAAATTAAAGTGTCCAGGCATCTGCTCATCCTGCACTCGGCTGCCGATCGCCAGCGCGCGGCGCGCTATATCGCGCTCGCGCCTTCCGGCACGCGCATCGAACTCAAGGCGAGCAAGCGGACTTTGCCGCAAAACGATTTCATGTGGTCGATGTTGACGGACATCGCGCGCGAGCTTCCTTGGCATGGCGTCAAGCTCACGCCAAACGATTGGAAATTAATTTTCCTTGATAGCCTCAAGCGCGAATTGAGGATGGTCCCGAATCTCGACGGAGACGGGTTTGTAAATCTCGGCCGCTCGTCCTCGGATTTGTCAAAGTCCGAAATGGGGGACTTGATAGAACTGATCCGCGCCTTCGGTTCTAATCACGGCGTCCAGTTTCACGATCGGCAGGAGGCAGCGGCGTGAGCTACGATTGCACATGCGATTATGATCCGCCGACCTTCTACGAGCGCTCGACCCCGACCGCGCGCAAGCAACACAAGTGCTACGAATGCGCCGATGTCATCGACCCGGGCGAAAAATATGAACGCGCCGTAGGTTTGTGGGAAGGCTATTTCAGCGAGTTCAAGACCTGCCAAGCCTGCGTTGATATCCGCCAATGGGTCAAAAACAATGTGCCATGTCTGTGCTGGTCGCACGGTAACACTATTGAGGATTGCAGGGAGGCCGTCGACGAGGCGGCTTACCGAGCGCCGGAAGAGACAGTCGGGCTGCGGTTCGGGCTCCTGCGACGCATCGTCCAGCGTGACAAAGCTGCTCTCACGCGCGGGAGGGCGGCATGACGGGGCGCGCCTACATCCCGTATCCCGAGCGCCTGGCCGCAGCGCTGGCCTGCCTGCTGCCGCAGGAGCATCGCGACGACCTGCGGCAGCGCATGGTCGACTCCGCCGCCGTCCTCGGCCTTTTCCACTTTCACCACATCACGTTTCACGCAAACCGCGGCTCGGACTTTTGGTGGAATCTCCATCCGATGCTGAACGCGTCCCATCGCGAGCGCACGAGGACGGTCGACATTCCCGCCATCGCCAAGGGCAAGCGCCTCACGTTCAAACACGAAGAGTTCCGCCGGCGCATCCTCGCCAAGGAACCGGGCAAGAGCGCCCGGCCGCCGTCGAGATGGCCGAAGAGGGCTATGAAGAGGTGGACGTGAACGAGAGGCTCACCAAAATACCGGGAGTGCCCGACAAAGCGACTGCGGTCGACGGCATGGCTCATTTCGCCGGGCCCGGGCCTTCCGGGAAACGGTGCAAGGATTGCGCCTTCTGGCGCTACTATCGCAAGACCGGAGAGAAGTGGGACCCAGAGCAGAACGCCGTCACCTATCGCCGCTACCGCTGCAGCGGGTGCGAGATGTTCTGGAGGCTCACGGGCAGACACGGGCCCGCGATCTCAGGGGAAAACCACAGTTGCAAGTACTTCAAGCCAGAGGAACAGAAATGAGGCACCCATGACGGCCGACACCAAAAGCCTGAGCGAGCGGCTTGAAGAAGCTAAAGCCAATTTAGCTCGGTTAGAACGAGAAGCAGCCAGCGCAACGTGCATTGATCTCGGCCACGATTGGCAATCGTTAGGAGGATGTAATTGCGGTTGTCACGAAACTGCACAATGTAGCGTTCCCGTTTACATTTGTCGGCGCTGCAAAGACTGCGATTACGGAACAAATCAAGAGGCAATAGAAATTCGGCAACGATGTGCATTAGATGGGCCGCCAGCATGACCGACACCAAAAGCCTGAGCGAGCGGCTGCGCACCATCAAATACATGCGGCGTGGTAGCCTTGTTGAAGCAAGTCAAATTGCTGATGAAGCCGCCGACGCGCTCGACGACAGGGACGCCGCAATTGTCCTCCTCATTTCTGGGCGCTCCAACGCCCTCGACGCTAAAGATGCTGAGATCGAGCTACTGAAAGAAGGGCGCAAGCTCCACGACGAATTAGCAGATCACCTCGAACACAAACTTGCTGCACAATCCGCCCTCCTCGCGCAAACGGCAGCGGCGCTGTGGCGAATTGTGGATGTCGAGGACGCTAGTAGTGGCAGTGACCGTGGCGACCTCGTGGCATCACGCGAGATCGCTCGCGAAGCTCTCGCCGCAATCCGCGGCATAAGCCGTGAAGACGGCGTCTCAACGCCTGATGCCGCCGGAGAGACGCATTAAGCGGGTGCCTGTGGGAAAAGTCCACAAACGTCAGTAAACCGTGGGAGTTGTGAGTATCATGTCTGAGTCCGAAGTCCTGCTTAAACCCGGGGATGCGGCGAAGGTATTGGGCATTTGCACCAGCACGCTGATGCGGCACGTCGCTGCGGACGACATCGCCTACATCATCGTCGGCCGCGGCGTAAAGCGAAAGTGCTACAGGTTCGCGCCCTCTGATCTCGCAGCGTTCCAACAGCGCCAACGAAGGATGATTGCAGCATGTCCGTCTACCCAAGAGGGAAAAAGGGCATTTACGTCTACGACTTCCAGATCGAGCGTGAGCCTTTTTTCGGATCGACTGGCTGCACGACAAAGAGAGAAGCGCTCGCCTTTGAAGAGGACTTAAAGAAACAAAAGCAGCGCGAACTTTCCGCCCGCAAGGCAGCCCGTGCCGGCGGGCTTACCTTCAATGCAGCGCTCGATCGATTGTGGGTCGAGGTCGGCGAGCATTACACGGGCACCTATAAACAGACCGTATTCACCGCCCTCCGGTGGCTGCTTGAGGACAGCGGCATAGGCGCCAATACGCTCTTGCGGGACATCGGCCCCAACAAAATCACAGAGGCGGTCGCGCGTCGGCGCGGCAATGGGGTGTCACCCTCGACCGTCAACCGCACGGTGACCGAACTGCTGCGTCTGCTTCTCAAGCGCGCTCGGGATAATTGGGAACAGGACGTTGTCCGAATCGATTGGAAAAAACACTTGCTTGATGAGCCGCGAGAGCGAATCCGTTCGCTCGCGACGCATGAGGAACCCGCGCTCATGGACACGATGCGGGACGACTACCTTGCCCCGATCCGATTCGCGCTCAAGTCCGGCTTCCGCAAGAAAGAGGTCGTCAACCTCAAGAAGACTGACCTCGATTGGGGCAACCGAACAATCTCGGTCGTGGGCAAGGGCGATAAGCCTGCAACGATCCCCTTGAGCACCGAGCTGCGCGAAATCTTGTGGCCGCTACAGAACCACCCAACCGAGTACGTGTTCACCTATGTGGCGAAGGCGACCAGGGTGATCCAAGGCGCCGAGGGTCGTTCGGTCATCCGAGGCGAGCGCTATCAGATCACCTATTCAGGACTGGCGACGGCGTGGCGGCGGTTCGGCCCGGCTAAGGCCGGGATCGCCGACTTCCGGCTGCATGACCTTAGGCACACGGCCGCGACTCGGCTCGCCCGCAGCGGGGCGCACCTCAAGGTCGTGGGAAAGCTCCTACGTCACAACGACGACGCCTCGACCAGCCGGTACGTCCATGTGATCGATGCGGACATCCGGGCGGCGATGGAGGCCGAAACAGAATCGAGACAGAAAGTCCCGCAAAAAGTCCCGCAAGTCGTCGAGAGGAAGGCTTAGGACCTTGAACATGCTTGCGAATCGGGACCGCGACCACATGCTCCCAAACCAGACGCGCTACCAGACTGCGCTATGCCCCGACGTGTGCTTAAGGCCCTATTTTATTAGGGTTTTCCGCACCCAATGGCAACCACCTCGTCTCGGTCAAAGTGAACGAAAAGGGCCTAAACGGCCCCGTGCGAAGCAGCAGGTCCCGCGAATCTACCGCAAATTTCGGTCGGATCGGTCGGAGCGATATTATCGCGGGCTATGCGACTGCGGCGAGCACGCGTGGGCAGTGCTGACCCAGGGGTTCGTGGCTTTCGTCTCGCCACAGGATGCGTTGTTTCTGAGCGAGGCGATGTGGCATGTGTTGATCAGTAGCGACAAACTGGTCTACGCGATCAGAATAAAGAAAGGGCGGCGCGTTCGTCTGCATCGCGAATTGCTGAGCGACCCGTCGAGCGATGTAGACCATCGAGATCACAACGGTCTCAACAATCGGCGGTCAAATCTGCGCACATGCTCGCCGCTTCAAAATAGCGGCAACTCGCGCCAGCGAGCGGGTGCATCCGGTTTTCGAGGGGTCCATGCTGTAAAGCAAACCGGACGCTGGTGTGCTTGCATTGCGCATCGCCACCTAGGGACGTTCGACACACCCGAGGAAGCTGCCAAAGCCTACGATATAGCGGCGATCAAACGCTTCGGCGAGTTTGCCATGACAAACTTCCCGCGTGCTGGGGTGGAACGATGACCCGCCCGCCTAAAATCGCCCTCACCCCCGAGGAGGAATCCTACCTGCGGGCCGAGCACGCCAAGGGCACGACCTACCCTTTGATCGCCGCGGCGGTGGGCATGTCCTGCGCCAGTCTCGCGCGCCGCATCCGGCGCCTCGGCCTGCCGAAGCGCAAAGCCGTCAAGAAGCCTCCGGCGGGGCGCCGGCGGCCCCCGCGTCCGGCTCGAGCCGTGATCGCAATCGCGCCGCCGCCACCTCGTCCCCCGCGTCCCGACGGCGTCCCGCTCCTCGACCTCACCCAGAGCGAATGCCGGTGGCCGGTTCGCGACACGCCGTCCTACCTGTTCTGCGCCGAGCCGGTCGCAGGACCGGGGATCTCGTGGTGCGCCGACCACATCAAGCGCGTTTACAACAGGAGCCGGACTTTAGCTTAACCCCAGAGGAGAATGACCAACATGAAGAAGTATCTGCTTGCTACCGTTGTGGCGCTCGCCATGCCGGCAACAGCCGCTGCGGGCATCATCGACAACTTGGGGGTTGACCCGCAGTCGAGCGCCGGCGACTTCAAGTCCGCCATCGGCGGCAACAGCTGAGCTGACGGACCCCCCTGTCCTGTCAGCGACGGGCGCCCCGCCGGGTGACATGTTAAGTGTACCGGCGGGGTGTTTCCGTCTAGTGGTCGTCGTCCGGCATCAGTTGCACGCCGTTGATGACAAGCACCAACTCGACGCCGTCGGGCACAGAGAGATCGACCACGATGCGCGGCGGCGGCTTCCAATTATCCTCTGCTTCTTTCTCACGGTCCGGGTGGGTCATGGTGTTTCCTTCAGGGCGGCAATGGCGAATCCCAAGCCCCACTTAGATACCCGATCAGCGCCAACGCTGCGATGGCGGCGGTGACGGCGATAAGCACCCAGATCCCGGTGGGCATTTGAATCATCCCGGCAACCTCAAGAGCGGCGCGAGCGTGCGATAGAGCAGCAATATTACGATCAGCACCACGACAACCCAAAACACCTTCACCACCTGCGGCGGCAGCGTGATGCCGAGCTGCTCAAGCACCCACATCACCAGCCAGCATGCGCCGACGACCAGGCAGATGTAGATCAGCAGCATGATGAGGCCTTCGACCATATCGCCCTCCTATTTCTCGATACACGCCTTTAAGATGGCCTCGCGCCGCTCCATGGCCCCTGAGATAGAATGCAACACATAGCCGAATCCACCTAGTGCCATAAGGTTAATTAAAATAAGCGCGAGGATCAGCGGCGTCCCGCTCAGTGCGGCAACGGCCTGCTTGGCGACATCGGTCGGGACGGTCATCATGGCGCGGCGCTTTCCAGCGCCGCCACCCTGGCGGCCAGCGTCTTGACGGAATTTACCAGCGCAAATATCAGCGCGGTGGTGTCGAGGTTGCGAATGTCGTCAACCGGAACACCGTCGATATAGCCGGCGGTCTTGTCGACCATTTCCGGCATGACCGGCTCGACCTCCTGCGCGATCAACCCGATGTATCTATTACCGGCGAGACTCGCAGCGTAGTGCGGAGAGTTCTTGTAGGGCAGGACCGGGGTGGACTTATCGCTGGGCGCGTCGGGGCCGGTCGAATTATTGGGTGGCTCGCGCGTGTCGTTGCCTTTGTAGGTGTAGAGCACCGGCCTGAGCTCGAGGACGTCGTCAAGCCCGCGGTTGTAGTCGCCAATCACATCCTTGATGCGAGCGTCGGATGAATCCGCCCACGGCCCTCCGCCAGGCTTGTAGCCCTGGCTCGCTATGTTCAGTGTCCCGGTTGGGCCGAGGATCAAGGCTGCGCCGGTCGAGCCTTGAAAGGAGTAATTGCTGCCATCCCAGAGCAGGTAGCGTCCGTTGGTAACAGGGCCGAAATAGACGATGCCCACCGTTGCATTGATTTGGGCGACGAAGTCTCCAATGCAGACGGTCTTTCCGTTGACAACAAGCGGCCCCTGCAAATTGAATTGTGTGGCGTCCCACTGGAGGTATTTCGCCCCAGTGTTGCCGAAGAAAACGGTTCCGGTGGTGCCGCCGGTTCCTACGCCGATATTGGCTGTCGCGTTCAGGGCACCGGCAACATTGCATGGTCCCGAGATGCTAAATACGGTTCCGTTGTGGTCAATGTACTTCCCGTTGGCGGTGTCGCCGAAATAAATGGTCCCAGTCGTCGATGTAATCGCGGCGATCAGTTGGCCGTTGACGCGCAAGGGGCCGCCGGTGCTGATCAGCCCGCTCACGCGGCTAATGGAAAGGTTGGCCGCCTTGAAGGCCCCCGCATCGGTGTAACTGTTAATTAAAAATTGGGATCCGGCATCGCCGCCAGTCTCCGCCGTTCCGTCTCCAAGAACAACTTGCCAGCGGCGCACATTGTTGAGCGTGCCGAGGATTTGGCTATATCCGGCTGCCGATGTCTTATTGAGGATTAAATCCGGGTTCGCCTCGGAGATGGTCAAATCGCCAGTCATGGTGTCGCCAGCCTTGGCCACGGCGCCGAGGTTGGTCAGCGCATCGGTGGCATTGACCGCGCCGGTGCCGCCCGCAATGATCGGCCGCGGCAAGTTCAAATCGGCCTCGACGTCGGCGACGTTGCTATTGTATTTCCCCGAGTCGATCGTGTTGTTGGGGACGGCGTCGATGCCGGTCGGGCGGCTGTAGATTCCTGCGACTCTGGGCAAGGCTGCATCCTTCCCTATAAGAAGTTGGGGTTATATTCCAGCGGCCGTGGCGGCGGTTCGCTTGGCCGCACCGCCCTGTTCATCACGGCGCGCGTCAATGCATCCCGCCACGGCTTGCCGGAAACAAGGTCTTGGCTGGCCGCCTGCTCGAGAAACAGAGGCGACCGGCGCAGCGTTGCTTCCTCGGCCGCCCGCAGCGCTTCGGCAGTGCCGATGCCGGCGCTATTTTTCAGGTATTTACCGACCGCAGGCACGGCAACGCCGGCCACTGCGTCAAGAACAGGACCAGCGCCGAGAAGATGAGCTGCCCCAGCGGCGGTCGTACCGACTGCCCCGGTGTATGCACCGCCTCCGCCGCCCAAGACGTTGCCGGCAAATCGCTTCAAGTTATTGCCGGCCGAGCCCTCCGGGATGGCTTCCAGCATCGCTATTTCTTCAGGGTTAAACCCTCGCATTTTTTTGGCATTGAGAATTGCCGAGGTGACCTGGGACCGAACAGTGTTCCCAAGGTTCTGACCGGAGCCAGCCGAGGCGGCTCGAAGGCCGGAAGCGCGATCGATGCCGGCAAGGAGTTCACCTCTGAACCCGGCGGCGGAGTTGGCGCGGGCTTTGGCGTAAAGGTCTCCGACCTCGGAAGCGGGTCCAGCCAGAACAGCCGCCGCAGGAGGGTTTTCAATGAAGTCGTCAATGTGCTTAAGCGCAATGCCGATGCCGTGCCTGTCTTCCGTCGGCTTCTCGAACTTGTTGGCGATGTTCTTACGGATCGAGATGAGATTGGCTGGCTCGAGATGGATGGTTTCGCCGGGAGGCGGCTTTGAGGCCCGGAGACGATCAAGGCTTTTGTAGAGACCCTCTGAATCTTCCCTGGCGACGCCATCTCTGATCAACTCTTGCTCGATCCGGTCTGCCATCACGGGCATGGCTTGCGGATCGTATTTAACCGGAAGTTCCCTTACCGCGTTGTGCTGCTCACCACCAACCCTTTTTGCCTCCTGGAAACTAGGGACAGTCGCCATCGACAGGTCCGGCGCAGTCCGCCCGGCGCCGGCAAGCGCGCGGTCGCCGGAACGTACCATAGGATTGATATTCGGTCCAAACATAGTTGCGAAATTGGCAGCTTCCCCGATCATGCCGGAGGCACGCGGGTCGTTGACGGCCGGGTCGAACGTCGCAGGTATTTGGGTCTCGCCAGTGTAGACGCGCTTCGGCAAGGTGACGGCTTGCTTCCCGCCTTCATAGAGATCCTTTCCCAGGCCCAGGATGCTGCCGATCGCGCCGGACGCCAGCGGCTCGAACTTTACAGATTTGTCGCTGTAGGTCGTGTACGGCAGAATCGTTCCGCGTCTTACGACTTCAGGCAAAGGCTTCGGATTAAACACCGCAAATTCGTCGTTTGCAGGCGCGGCCGGATAGGCACCGGACGCCGGCCGCACAGTAATGCGCGCTGTCGGCTCGACGACCGGAGACGGCTCCGCCGCCTTCGGGAGAAAATCAGCCCATTCGTCCTGTCCGGTTGCCATTACGGCACCGTCCCTTCCCGGCCGTCAGGCAAAGTGACCAACGTGCCTGACGGATAGCGTTTAGCATCCTTGGACGACCAGACTTGCACTCGCTGCCCCTTGGGCGGTGCCGGTAGCTTTTGCATCTCGGGATCGAACTGCGGTGCCCCGAATGCCGCCGCTGCCGCCGGGTTTCTTTCCGTGCCAAACAGCACGGATGACTTGGCCTTGTAGTCCTTAAGGACTTCGACAGCGTTTTCTTCGAGAATGTTGAGCATGCGGTGCAGCGTTCTGGCGTCGAGATTATAATCGGCGGCCGCCGCCTTTTCCGCATTGGCGATGTCGGCGTTCGATATATTTGCATTGCCGGCGGCGGCAGTGCGCTGCGCGTTGATCACCGGCTGCATCACGGTCTTGAACAATTGCGAATTAGCGGCATCGCTGCCTTGGTCAGGGTGTCCCATGAGGGTCATAAGCCGTCCCCAGTTGATGCGCGCGTCGGCTCCAAACCCCGTGATAGCCCCCTGCGACAAGGCCAACCGCGCTTCGCGGATCGCGGGCTGTGCCTTGGCTATGACATCGACGGCGGGCTTTCTGTTGTCGATGTAATCCTTGACGATGCTGTTGACGGCCGTTTCCGGCAACCCGCCCATTTGCGTCGCAAAATTGGCTGCACGGGTGGCGGTTTCGTTCTTGAGATCGAGTTCCTTGTTTTCCGATACTCGTTTGGCAGCGTCCTGCTTTAATTTTTCCGGCAATGCACTCAACGTGAGCGCCTCGCCGGTTGTTTTCAAAGACTTGCCCTGCTCCTCCAGTTGCTCTTTTTCCCAAAGTGTCAGCATCGCCGTATGGTGCGCCATTGCGGTCTTGTAGGCCTCGATGTTGCGGTGATCGACAAAATCGCGCTTGGCTTTCTCATTGGCGATCACAGGCGCCCAGTACGCCTTGACGGTCGGATCATCCGTCATGGATTGCAGAATTGCATTCCGCTCTGTCGTCCCCATCGGCTGCCGGTCCGGGACCGGCGGCGGAACCGGCTTGGCCATCTCGTAGCCAGGAGGCATGTTCGCCGGCCGTTGCGGAATGACCGGCCCAGTCTGCGGCGAGTCTTGCGCAACTTGTATCGGCATCGGCTTGATTGTTTGCGTCGTGATCGGCGGGCCGCTGCCTGGAACGAGGTCCGGCGTCTGGGGCGGCAGCGCCGCCTGCGCGCCGGCATCGCTCACTACACCGGGGGGCGTCAGTGCTGCGGTCCTGACGGGGCCGCCGGGCTGCGTGAAACCTCCCGGCACCAGCATATCGGGAGTGGCGGTCCCACCGCTCAGTGGCGCAGGCGTGTTCACCATGGAGCCGGCTGGGCTTTGGTTCACAATAGCCGCGGTCATGCCATCGCGATTCCCCGGCGGTATAGTCGGCACGGTCGATTGACCGGGGATCGGGAGGGTTGCCGGGTTGTTCGGATCGAGAAACTGCCGTCCACCACGCGCCATCTGAAGGTGCGGATAGTCGCCGGGGATGCCGGCGAGCCCGAATTGCGCGCCGTTTGCTTTCAGCCAATCAAGGGCGGGCGAACGGTCGACATCGACGGCTTCGCCCGTTTCGTGCCGCGACGATCCTGGCGGCGCGACCGGCCCGCGGCCTGCGCGGGTGTCGTACAGGTATTGCTGATAAGCGCGCGGGCGCGATCCCTCATTGTAGACGAAATCCTTTTTCACGTCGTCGGGCATGGCGTTATAGGCTGCCATCATCCGCGCCTGCATTTCAGGATTGATGCCTTGGATCGCCTTGTCGACCCCGACGCGCGAAGCAACCTCGGCGTTGCGCTCAGTACGAAACCGCGGGCCAAAGCCCCCACCAAGAGCGGCGGCGTCAAGATAATTAAAGCCGCCTTCCGAAGGCGAAGCGTTTTCGAGCGGCGAACCAGGCTTGCCCGCCTCCAACGGAGTGCCGCTGGGAGTCGGCAGCGTAGATCGCGAGCCCTGCGAAGGCGGGGGCAATGGCGCCGCAGGCATCACCGCCGTGTTCTCGACGCCACCCGTTGTTGCACCTGACGTTGCTGCCGGTCCATCGCCCAAAGCTCCCGCTGCTGCGGCCCTTTGTGTGGCCAACTGACCAGATCGTGCGGCCTCTAACTGATCCAGCCGGTTCATATCCATGACGTCGGCGAACCGCTCGCCGGCATACGTCAACCCCTCGCCGAATGTCTTCGGGAACGGCGAGCGCTTGCCCATGAGCTGCTCGGCGATCTTGCGCCGTGTCTGTAGCGCCTCATAGCTCAGCGGCTCGCCCGGCTTGGCGTTGGCGAAGAAAAAGGACGTAGGGTCTGCCATCTCACGCCGCCCTCAATATGTTGCCCATCACGCGCTCGGGCTGGATGTGCTTCACGCCTCGAATCGTCTTCACCGCGCCAGGGTCGATCTTCTCAACGTCCTGTGCCATCGGCCCGATATGCGCCGTGCTTGCGGGGTCGTCCTTGTAGGCGTACCGGTAGATCGGCAGCTTTTTGCTCTCGCGCTCGGGAAGCGCCGCAAACACGGTGCCTATCCGGTGGATGTCCTTCTTGACGTCGCGGTCGCTGCGCAGATAGCCCGCGAGGATATTGCTGCCGCCGCCGAGAATGCCGCCGAGCAAAGCGTTCTGGTTCGTGCTCTGCTGCTGGTAGTTCTGAAAGTTCTGCGCGAAATTCTGGTTGTACAGCCCCGCGATGTCCGTGGTCGGAATCTGCTGCGTCGGCGTCGTCATGAAGCTCGGCCGGCTGACTTGGCCGCCCGACAACAACGCGGACACCTCGTTGATGGGCTGGCCGCGCAGCGCGTACTGCTCGGTCAGATATTGGTTGCGGCCCTGGTTCTGCGCGTTGTAGGCGGCTTGCGCCTGCTGCAACTGCTGCAGCAAGCCCGCATTGGCAAATTGCCCGCGCGCCGCGGACTGCGCAAAACCCTGCTGCTGTTCGGCGGCCCCGGCCTGCGTGACGGCGACTCTTTGTGCGGCGACTTGGTCGTTGTAATCCTTCATCGCGTCGTTGTAGGCGGTCGAGCCGTAGCGGATGCCCTGGTCGGAAAGCCGTTGCTCCAGGCTCGTGCGGGCGCGATCGAGCTGCGGGTTGAGCCGCGAGAACAGCGACGCCTCGACCCGCGCGCGGTCGGCGCTGTAGTCGTTGCCGTCGCCAAATGTCGTCTGTGCGCGCGGGATGCCGGACAGCATGCCGGCGTCGCCGGCGCCGGGCGCACCGCTGAGATCGAATGGCGAACTGAGAAGGCCGCCGAGACGGCCGCTCTGGTCGGCGCCGAGCGTCGCCAGATTCAGCTTGCCGCGTTCGCCCTCGCTTTGGATGGCCAACTCTTGCGGCGAGAGCGTCTGACTCGCCGTGAAGCGCGGAATATCGTAGGCATTGCCGGTCGACGGATCGGTGAAACTATAAGTGCCAGTCTGATCGTAATTCAATGAGCCAAGCGGCGTGCTCTGATTGGTATTATTCAGAAACGCATTCGCGATCGCCGTTGAGACGTTTGCCGAAGTCTGCGCACCCGACACTTGAACGGGATTGGGCGGAGTAGGCGGGTCATCTTTGCTGAAGAAGCTCACGCCTTCCTCCCTAATACGGCTGCTGCACGCCCTGCTGGCCGGGCTGTTGCTGTTGCGGTGCCATTCCTAAGGGCAACTGTCCGGGCGGCGTGATGCCGGGCAGGCGCAAGCCTGGCTGCATCGGTCCTCCCACCGGACCCATAGCCCCCATGGGCGGAGCTGCCGCCCCGAGCGCCGCCGGCTGGCTCTGCGGCAGCATGCCGAGCGGCTGCTGCGGCACGCTGCCTGCGAGGCTTTGCATCGCGCCGCCGGCAGGGGCTGGCGGGGGTTGCTGGATGTTCATGAGCGCGGCCGTGATGCGATTTCGCTGATCGCCGCCTTGCGGAGACATTCCATATGCGTCGCTCATGCGGCTTCTCCCAATCTATTCAGGTCGATCATAGGACGGTTGATCCTACGGAATATCTTGTTTGCGCGCCAAGCATCATCCGTCAATCGGCAAATCACGCCGTCCTTGTCGCGGCCAAACAGGCGCGGAAACTCGATGAGCGAATATCCGAGCACGGCAAGCTCCCTGAGATGGCGCACGTCCGAAGCTAGGACCTTATTTACGACCATCTGGCATTTGCACTGAACGAAACAAAAATTATACATCTGTCGCAGCGTCTCGCGCGTGCACCACTGCCGGCCCGGCAGAGCCGCGGCGCTCAGTTCCATAAGTCCAGCCTCGGGCGCCAGGCTGTGAAAAACGATGCCGGCGATCAGCTCGTTGTTCTCGCAGACGCCGATGGCCTTGAACTTGCCGAAGCCGAAGGCGCGAACGTGCGGGATCATTTTCGCGACGAAATCCGCGACGAGCTCGTCCTGGCCGTAGAGGTATTTAAGGGTCATGCCGCTCTCGCGCTGAGATGCCGATCTACAGCGGCCTTGGCTGCCTCGCTGATGTCGCTGTTGCGCAGGCGCGTGAGCCAATGCGAGCCGCTGCCCTGCTCGATCAGGTTGGCGGCCTCGATCTCGCGCAGCGAGCGCATGTATTCGGTTGGCTCGGTCGTCTCGACAAACCATGCCTTCGGTCTGTCGGCCGTGCAGAACATCCACGCCATCTGTTCTGGCTCATAGCCGATCAGCTTTTGGATCGTCCCACGATCCTTGACCGGCCAGGATTGGTAGCGGAACCGCTTAGTTCCGTAGATCGAGTGGAACAGGCCGGCGGTGCAGACATTCTCGCTATTACCCCACTCCTCGAGCAGCTTGTGTGTGCCACAGAGGTGCTCGTAAAGCATGCGACCACTATGCCGGGTCTTGCCGGCACTGGCGGGGCCGAGCAGGAACTGCTTGTATTCATCTCTTATCATCGAGCGGCTCGCTGGACGTCTTAAACATGAGTGTGATCCTCAACACCGGGCACGTCCTGCTGACGCCGCGCGCGACGTGCGGGATGTTGCCCTTGAACACAGCGAGACGGTTCGGCTTTGGATAGAATGCGCCGACGATATCGGTCTTGTCCTGGTTAAACAGCACCGTCTCGCCTCCCCAATTCGGCTCCCAGGCGTCGTGCGGATAGTAGACCGCCGTGTAGCGGTTATCCTTGCGCGAGTCGGTGTGGATCGTGCCGTCGATGCCGTAGGCGTGCGCATTGGCGTAGCAGCGGATCAGCGTGTGGCCGTTGAATATCCGCTGCTCCAGCTCCTGCCAAATCCCAAACAGCGGCGGCACATTTTTCTTCAGTTCCTCGGCGCAGTCGTAGGCTGGTGTCTTGTTCTTGTGCAGATGACCGGCGAAGTGCCGGTGCCAAAACGCAAAAGTGTCCTCCTTGCCGTTCGACTTCCAGCCGTACTTCCAGCCGCCTCGGCGCAAGAAGTTGTACAGCGGCTGCCGCTGCTGCTCGGTCAGCAGATTGTCGATCTTGAAGCTGTCCGGCATCAGCCGCGAAGACGGCGTCTCGACGCCTGATGGCGGCTGTTCGCGCTCTGCTACAAGTGCAAGAGCCATGGCTTATTCACCGTCATCGTCGTCGTCGTCATCGTCGTCGCTTGGACCCTCGGCGCCGGCTGCGTCTGCGGCTGCATCTGCGGCGTCTGCGGCTGCGCCTGCACCTGCGCCAGCAGCACCGCCACCGCCGACATCGCCGTAGCCGCCGCCTACATCGCCGTAGCCGGTGCCTGCGGCGGCGGCGGCTGCGTCACCGTAGCCGGTGCCTGCGGCGGCGGCGGCTGCGTCACCGTAGCCCTCGACGCCGCCAGGGACATCACCGTAGCCGCCGTAGGGGTCGCCAAAGCCGACGCCATAGGGATCGCCAAAGCCGACGCCATAGGGATCGCCAAAGCCGACGCCATAGGGATCGCCAAATGCCACCTCCTCGGGGTCCACACCGAAAGGAACGCCGCCGAAAGGAACGCCTGCGGGAAGACCTCCAGGAGGGGGCGCGCTGGCATAGGCGCTGTAGGGATCGTCAAGGGCCCCGAAGTTACCCTTGCCGCCCTGCGCAGGCGCCCCCAGCGAAGTGCCGAAGCCCTGCTGACCGCCGTAGGGTTGGTCGAGGCCGCCGAAAGGCGTCCCGAAACTACCAGGAACATTCTCCTGGCTTGCCGGCGTCACGCCGCCAAACACGCCGCCGCCGAAGGGCGTTCCGGGAGCGCCGTAGGTGCTCGCAGGCTGGGAGCCATATCCATAGTTTCCAGCCGGGCCAAACGCACCTTCTACCGGCGGGCCATATGTCTCCAGGCCAAATCCGGGCGGAGTGGCAGGGCCGTACTGCTCTTGACTAGCGGGCGGGGGTGCTGCCGATGGTGGCGTACCGGACACGCCGGGGCCATAGCCAAAGCCGGGAGCGCCAGGAACAGCAGCACTGCCAGGAGAGGCGACGGCGGCGTTATCATAAGGATTATTGGGGTCGTTGTAGCCGCTGGTGAGCGGGCCGTAGCTGCCGAAGATGCCGGGGTTGCCCATGGCGGCCAATTCTTCCGCCGTAACCGGGGCTGGATTGTCAAACGGACTGGCGGCAGGCGGATTACCGGTCGGCGGATTACCAGTCGGCGGATTACCAGTCGGCGGATTACCAGTCGGCGGATTACCGGTCGGCGGATTACCAGTCGGCGGATTACCGGTCGGTGCTTCAGGAGCCGAGGGCGGCGTCCCGACATTAGGACCGGCAGAAGGGGGGCCGCCGCCGGGGAAGCCTCCGTCGCCGAGGCCGTCCCCGCCCCGCTGCGCCAGCAGCGCCGCCACGATCCGGTCGCGCACGTCAGGAGGCAAGTTGGCAATGCTGTCGGGATTGATGCCGGCCTGTAACATCCTGAAATACTCCTCCTGATCCACGGCCACTCTCCCTAGACGTTGACACCGGCCGGTTCATACACCGCCGCGATCGCGATCAGCTCCACGTCCGGCCTGGCCTGCTGCGCCACCGTGACCTGCACGATGGGCGCGTGCGAATAGCCGGTCTCGCCGATCGAGATCCACAGGGTGTTGCGCGCCGGGATGACGAGCAGCGCCGGCTGGTCCCACTGCCCGTACTGCGCGATGTCGGCGGGGGATGGCGGGATTACCGCACCCGCCGGTCCCCATAGCGCCTGGTCCCACACGTCGCGCAGGCCCGGATCGGGGCCGGGAGGTGGCGGCTGCGGAATGACGATGAGGTTGTCGACCGTCGCCGCGAGCTGCGGGACGAACGGTTCGCCGGCGCTCGACTTGAACGTCGCGCGGGCCTGATGCCACACGAACTGCGCGGACGGCGCGCCAAACATTTCCCATCCGCCCACCAATGTCGCGACATAAGCGCGGCCGTCATCGAGGCCGGTGCGGTCGGCCTGCATGATGATGCCGTCCTGCGTGCCGAAGAACATATCCGCGCGCATGCGGATGAAGCACGTCGCGTCGTATCCGAGAAACCTGCACCAAGCGCCCGTGATGTTATTGACCACCAGGCAGAACCGCTCGCCCGGCTTGCCACCGGGCAGAGCAACGAAGTCGCCGCCATACTCGTCCCATTTCTTTGCCGTCCACGGCCACGCGCGCTTTTCCGCCACCGCTTCCCGCCACAATGGTTTGATCGTGCGCGTGAGCATGGCGAGCTCGAGCTGCCCGGCTTCCTTGGTGATGGCCTGCGACAGCGGAATGATGCCGTCGACGGTGAGCAACAGAAGATCGCCGCCGACGCTGATATGCGCGTTCATGCCCATCGGCGGCGAGGTCATGTAGCGCCCCTCTTGCCGCCAGTTGGCTGCGTCGGAGGGGTTCGAGCCCGTGAAGATGAGCACCTCGCCTTCCGAGGTGATGAAGACGTTCTTGTCGTCGATGCCGTCGCCCGCGTCGAGCGACCAGCTTGCGCCGGAGACCAGCTTTCCGCCACGAGACGCGGCCCCTGCCAGCGGGATCTTCGCCAGCAGGCCGCCAACTGAGTCGATCGGCAGATACCACGCATTCATCGAGCCGGCCTCGATGAAGTAGAGCCGGCCGCGGTATTTCCAGACGTAGGAGAGGTTGCGGCCGAACTCGACCGCGGAGCCGGCGGGGCCGGTGATCTTGGCGGCGCCGTCTGTTGGCGCGGGCGCGCCCGCCGTGCCGTCGAGCGTCACCCAGCTCGTGCCGTTGAACCGCAGCGGGTAATCGCCGCTCTCGTTGCAGGCGACCATCCAGTTGGTGCCGGTGGCACCCCCGGCGGCGTTGGCGAGCTGTGCCGCGACGTAGTTGCCGGATGTCTGGCCCGACTTGATCAGCACGGGCGTTGCACTGGTCACGTCGAATAGCTTGGTGTCTTGGCCGGCATACATGCGCTGCACGTTGCCGCTGACATACTCGAACGCGGAGATAACGGGCTTTCGCGTTATGACTGTCGGATTCGCCGTCCAGAACGTCGGGTGCGCTGCGCGGTCATCGGCAAACGTGCCCGACGCCGCGCTAGTGTGGCTGACGGCAACATTCCAGAACGTGCCCAGCCTCTCGTCAAACTTCACGGCGCCGAGCGTGTTGTAGAGCGTGGCGTTCGCCCACGCGACAGCGCCCGCAACGTCGAGCGCGTGCAGGTCGCACCACCGCACATAGCCACCGCGCAGTTTAACGCCGCGCGTGGTCGGCGCCCAGTTGTCCTGCACCAGCGCCCCGCCGGGCTGCATGTAGGCTTCGTTTTCGTTCTGGATGATGCCGCGCGTTGGCGCCGGGATCGTGATGGTGCGCAGGTGCTGCGCGACCTGTTGGTCAACCGGCTGGCGGCGGAAGGCGGCGTGCGCGCTCATGATGCATTACTCATGGCGTCGGCACCTGCCAGGGATATGCCGTGCGGGCATGCGCCGAGATCGGCAGGCGATCGATGATGATCGGCGCCGGACTGTCAGTCCCCATCGCAAGGGCCATGGCGTCGCCCCAGGTGCCCATGTCCTCGGCGTAGGGCGAGCCCTTGTTGGCCTTCCACTGCCAGAGCATGCCGAGCTTGAGGATGCGCTCGGGCAAGCGATAGGTGTCGCCGTCGGCCACGAAGCGGTCGCCGAAGCCGCTTGAGGCCAGCGCGATGGGGTTCTTGTCGAGATAGGAAAATCTTGCCGTCGTGCCCACGCCCATGATTGGCCAGATGTGTATCTGCCCGCCAAAGATCGTCCATTCGCCCCAGGCGTGGGACCAGTTGGCCGAGCGGCGTTGCAGCCACTCGTCGGTGTTGGGAACAAACTGCATCGGCTGTAGCGTCGAGGTCGAGCGCCAGACGTGGGAGTTGGTCAGCATGCGCAGGTAGTCGGCCGGCAAGGGGAATGCCTCGGTACCGGTCATGACGTTGCCCACCAGCACGCCAGTGCCGGTCAACGTCGTCTGCTTGCGCAGCATCGTCCAGTCGCGCATGTCGCCGGCGATGCGCGCCGCCATCTCGTTGGCCAGCGCCAGCATCTCGAACATGGTGCGGTTGGCGTTGATATTGGCGACCACGGACGTCGTCTGATGGACGCCGACCGCCGCGCAAACGTCATTCACCACCGTCAATAGGGTCATTACGCTGCCTTGTTGGGCCGTGCCTCCGCCGCCATCCGAAGCAGGTTCTTGCGGCTCGGCGTGCCGACCGGCTCCACGCCGGTGTGGGTCGCGATATAGTCGCGCAGTTGCTCGACGCTCATGTCGTCAAAGGCAGTATCGGCAGGACTCTCCTCGGCAGCGTTTGTAGGCGATGGGACGGCTTTCCCCTTCAGCATCGCGTTGTCGGCTTCCAGCACTTCCGCGCGCGCCCGCAGGGCTTCCAACTGCGCCCGCAATTGCATGTCGGGGGCAGCCTGCATGGCCCTGGCGATGTACTCCTCCGCCTTGTTCTTGAGTTCGCGCCCGCCATGCCCGAGGTTCTTGAGTTCCTGGCCGTCGACGGCGGCGAGCGCCTCGACCGTGTAGACATTGAGCGCCCGCAGCTCGGCCCGTTTCCCTTCGGTCAGGAACGGCAGCATCGCCAGCGGCGTGCCCGACGCAGTCTGTGTCTGGTGCTCCTTGAACTGCTGGTATTGCCGGTTGAACCGCTCGGCGTAGGTCACCTGCCGCTGCCGGCCGGTGTAGGGGTCGTCCACCCAAGCCCACACCGCGCTCGCCGGCTGCACCGACGAATTGCGCGAGCCGGGGCCGCGGATCTCCACCTGCTCGACGTCATCGAAAATCGGCCGGCCCGCGAGTTTGCTCTTGTCCTCATTTTCGAGCGCGAGAGTCTTGAACTGCACGATCAGCAGATCGTCGGGATTCGTCGCTGGCATGTGATTACCTCGTTACATCGCTGTTACGTTTCGTGAGCGTCACCGCCCGCCCGAAGGACAGGAACGGGCGGTGACGCTTGGCGGGCCGCCGTAAAACTCTCCCAAGTAAAACGGCGGCCTAGCTCGTGAGAGGCTGGTTACCCCTCGCGAGCATTCATCAGCCGTTCATCAGGCGGCTGGGTTGGAGTCGTACATGCGCCAAGAAAATAATGGGTTGACCATCGTGAGTTCACCCATCCATCCGATGAACTGAGCGACAGCGTCCTTGTCGATGGGCATCTGCCCGTCGCCGTCAAACAACTTGTCGAAGTTGCGCGAAGGGTGATAGCGCAGGCGCAAGCTGTCGGTGTTGAGGCCGAAGGTGGTGTTGGCCGGCATGTTCGAGCCGATGCCGCCGTCGAGCACGATCTCGGCGCGCTTTCCGCCGCCGATGTATTCGAGCGCACTGAAGCCTAACTTGCCCAAAGATGTTTCATTGGTCTGGCGCTGGATCGCGATCGTGGCCGCGTCATAGGCCGAATAGTGTTCCGGCGACATGATCAGCAGGTCGGCGTAGTCGCGGCCGCGCGATTGCCGCGTCATCACAAAGTTCAACATTGGCCGAATGGTTGTCGAGGTCACCTGCGTGCCGATTGCCGAGAGCGACACGCTGCCGGCGCCGCCGCTCGCGTCGAACGTGGTCGTTCGCCAGATTGTCGCCGTGGCGCGATCGATGCCGCCATACACGCCGCTGGTGGTGGTGATGGGCACCGCGGTTGCGAGCCCAGTGATCTGCTTGTTGCCGTTGGCCGTGCCGTCGCTGTAAACGCCGGCATCCATGGTGTCGCTAAGGCTCTTCTCGGCGGCTGAAATGTAGGAATCGAACACGTCGAGCAGCTGCGCCTCGCCCTGATTGTTGAGCAATTCCTGGGACGACAAGATGATCGGCACGACGACCATCTTGGGCTCGAAAAACGCGTCATTGAATAAATCGATCGCCGGGTTGAGCAGTTGGTCGTAGCCCGAGTACCACTGGGCCGTCTGCTTCCCTATTTGCAGCGTCTCGCGGATGCGCGGGCCACTGTATGTCTGCCACATGCCTTTGCGCTTGAGAACCGCGAGAAGTGCGTTGTTGTTCGAGACGAGATCCTGGTAGCCCGAAGATCGGTCCTCCAGGCTCATCGAGAGGATCTGCTGATATTGGGCATTTGTCGTGATATTCGGCATGGACGCGCTCCACGGCCGCGCCGGCAGCGCCTGGCGGGCTCTACGGGGTCAAACCTCAAAGCGACCCGTTGACGCGCTTGATGGCGTTGGCAATCGAGTCGCGGCGGCCAACCGGTTTACTGTCGGAGCGCGAACGCGAGACTCCGTTCGAGGAGCCGCTATCGGGCGCGCCGTGTATTGACCGGTCGGAAGTGCGGGTTTGAGCCGCTGAGGTGCGGGTTTGAGCCGCGTGCGTGGCAGGCCTTAGAAGGTCTGCCCGCTGGTAGGCCGTCGGGAGATCGAAGCCGAGCTTCAATTCCCTTTCGATCAAATCGCCTAGCTCGTCCAGGCGCGGGTGGGTCTCGGCGAACCGGTCGACGCCCGCGCGTGTGTGAGAAAAGCGCCGCTCATAATGCAACTGTTGCAAACCGCGTGCAATAGCCTGCTGCTGTTGGTGCAGTTGCCCCATCTGATGTGAGATGGCGGTCTGCGTGTTGGCGAGCTGCAATGTCTTGTGCTGGTCCGGCGTTTGATTTAGCACATGCCACGCGATGTCGCGAAGCGTCAGCTTCTGGCCGTCCGGCGTGTGCAGATTGAGATTGTTGACAATGAGGTCGAGCCCGGCGATCGGGTCGGCCCGCAGCTTATTCTCCATACCGACGTAATTGTTGAGCGCACGGTCGAGCGTCGTACCGTGCTGCTGCGCCATCTGGTGAAATGGCCGGATGGCATTCATCGCCTCGGTGTCGGCGCGCATGCGGCCGTAGTGCTGCGAGAACTCCTTGTTCATGCGCTGGACGCTGGCGCGCACGCTCTCCGGCGCCGCGGCCCACTCGGCCTGAGCTTGCTGGCTCCAGCGCCGCGGCGGGTTGCGATGGGGAGCGTCCGCAGGCAACTGCACGATGTTCCATGTTGCCGGAGGTGCAGGCGGCCGGGTTGGAGCGGGGGTTGACTGCCCCCCCGGAATATTTCTCGGAATATTTTTCTCGTTTTCCGGCGTAGCTTTTGCAGCAAAATGGCCATGTTCTGCGCGCTCGCGCGGTGCATCGGAACCCGTTTGCTCGGTCGGCTTCTTCTTGAGGTCGAGCGGCGGCTTCTCGCGCTCCATCGGTTCGGGCGGTTGGTTGTGGCCCATCCTGGGCTTCGCCGCCTCCGGCTCGGTGGTGCGCTGGAACGCCCTGCGGATAACGTCGCGGCGATGCTCGGCGGGGCCTTTGACGACGTCCTGCGCCGGCTTGTCGGGGGCTTGCGAGCCGACCGTCGACGGCGGCGGAGCGGCCGGCGCGATCGCCATCTCGTTGGACGGAGCGGGAGCGGGTGCGGGGGCTGAAGGCGCGGGCGCGCTCGGCGCGATGTTGGTCTCGGACATATGCTCTCCTGGCCGGCATTGAACCGGCGGTGGATCGTCAGGAGAGTTTTCACCAGCAGCTTTAGCGCTGGCGCACTAGCATCGCGCGCGCGATCTTGTCACGGCGTTTGTCGGCGCGGGCAAACTCTTTGCCGACAGACTGCGGCACGTCAACCTTGTCGGCGAACTCCTTGGAGTGGGCAACCGCCTGCATGAAGCGTTTCTGGGCCAGACTTTTGGATGGCATTCAAAACCTTTGGATGGCATTCCTATGGCAAATTAGCTTTCCTATCCGTGGTTGGTCGGAGCAGTACAGCTATGGCATATGCCGTCTGCAGATTTATACCAGCGCGCAACAACGGCTCTATCAGATAAAGCAACTCGTCAAGGGGCGGATGATCCATGGCGAGCGCATCACACTTGGCTCGCGAACGTTTAAGCTTCGCGCGCGTACTCGGCATACCAAGCCTCCATCCACTGCTGGTCGTCCATCACCGCCTTGACTTCCTCTCGCGTCGGCGGCCCGTTACGCCGATAAGCCTCCGACATCACGGCCTCTGCCAGCATTCGCACCCGCCGCTCATGCGGGCCTTCGCGCTCTTCGGCCTTGCCTGTACTCCGCGAGGACCCGTTCGAGCGTCCGCCGCCGCTCGACTTTCGTTTCGCGGGTTTCGACATGACGCCTCCTCGGCTTTGGCCGCTCGGTCCCGACTTCGGTGAGCCCGAGGCTGCGGCCGACCGCGCGGAATTTGGCCTTGCTCTCGTAGAATTTCCCATCGACCTGCTCCGTTGGCGGCATCGTGTCGCTGATCACGTTCGGCAGCGGCAAGTCGGAGCGCGCGGGCTGCGGCACGTCTCTCCGTATCCGCCAGAGCCCGGGCGACACCTCGATCAAATCCAATCGCTGGTCGCTCATGTCACGGCCCTATCCCGCGGGAAGCCCAGCCGTGAAGTTGAACGGCGCCACGCCGGCGAATGCCGTGGCGCCAAAATTCGCGGTGGCGCGCTCGCCCGCGAGGCCGCCCCCGATCGCGGCAAACAACGGCAGCCCCAGGGTGGAGATGCTCAGGCCGGATGTCCCCGCTGCCGGATCGGCCCCCGGAATGCCGTTCCAGTCGCCCATGGTGGGGGACACCTCGCGAAACCAGATCGTTTGCGACACCAGGTTGACGGCAACCGCGACAATGCTGCCGGCAGCGCGCAACCCAATGCCGAGGCCGGAACTGATATTGTCGACGAAGAGGCCGCCCGCCCGCCGCACATGCACCGTTCCAGCGCCCAAAAGAGCGACCGTCAAGTCGGCCGCGGCCGTGGCCATGCCGGCACTAATCCCAGCACTTGTGAGGACGTCGAACCTGTATTCCCAGTAATACCTGCCGGCCCCGAAACTCTGCACCGACCGCACGCCGGCCAGCCCCGAGGCGGTCGCCGTGAGGTTTTTGTTGCTCAGCGTCATGCCGAACTGGTCGGCAGGATTGAGATTCGTGAATGGATTCGGCACCGGAACGCCGGCCGTGGTCACGAACACCACCGGCAGCCCGCGATCGGCGACCTTCGTCACCGCAATGCCGCGCGCGTTGGCGGCCTCGGTGACCGGCAGGCCGGTAGTGGCCTCGACCACCGGCAAGCCGCTCCTCGCTACGCTAACCACGGCCAATGCCATGTCAGCCCCCAGCGGGCTGCTGCTCGGGCTTTAATGCCCAGGTCCAGCCGGTGCCGGGCACGAACACATAGACGGGCTGCTGCTGCGGCTGTTCCGGCTGCTCGATGGGAGCCCCCTCCTCAAGGGCAGGAGTCAGAGGCTCGTTGATCGATGTAGGCGCCATGGAACCCTCCATCTTGAATGGTTTGAACGGGCGGGCGCAATGGGATTTTGCGCCCGCCCATCCGCGTTATTTCTTAGGCTCAGGCTTTGCTGGCGGAGTCGGCAAGCCCTGATCCGGCCGCGCGGGCGGCTGCGCGGCCCAGGCCCAGCCTTGGCCCGGGACGAACACATAAACCCACTCCAAGCCCGGAATCGGGGCCGGCTTAGTCGTGGGCTGCCCAGGCAGTCCCTGGTCGGGATGGCCCGGTGTGCCCGGGAGTCCCTGGCTGGGGTAAGGCGGTGCACCAGGCAAGCCCTGGCTCGGATACCCTGGCAGCCCAGGCAAACCTTGGTCGGGGCGGGGCGGCTGTCCAGGCAGGCCCTGGCTGGGGTAAGGCGGCTGGCCCGGGAGGCCCTGATCGGGACGCGGGGGCTGCCCTGGCAAGCCCTGATCGGGATGGCCGGGTGCCCACGGCAAGCCCTGGCTGGGATATGGCGGCTGCCCCGGAAGGCCCTGGCTGGGGTATGGCGGTGCGCCTGGAAGGCCCTGGTCGGGATGGCCGCCATGGTAGGGGTAGCCTTGCGCAATAAACCACATCATCGTGTCTCCTTTTGTTGCCTTCTCTTGAGGAACAGTCTTCCGGTTATCAACGTCGGCAGGCTCAGGCTTAGGCTTCGGCTTCTTTTGTGAAACAAGGGCGGCAGACTTAGTGCTCGTTTTGAGTCTCGGCATCGTATGCCCCTTGTTGAACGGGATATTAAGTACGGCCGCTTACGTAAAGGTCCAATTCTGCGACGCCGTGGTGACAACGCCGCCGGTGATAACATTGACCGGCAGCGTGCCGGCCGTCGCCCGCTTGGGCGCCACTGCCGTGAGCGACGTGCTCGACACATACGTTGTCGCATAGGGAATGCCGTTCACCCAGATGACCGATTGCGGCGTGAAGCCGACGCCGGTCGCAGTCACCGTGGCGGTGCCGGTGCCGGATGCCGTCGACGGGCCGGCGGTCGTGAGTGTCGGGTTAGTCGTGGGCGAGAGGCTCGATGCGTGTGTCTGGTTCGGCGCGACCGGTCCCGCGCCGACGGACGGAGCTGGGAGCGCTGGCCCGGTGGACGCCGTCACCATCTGCCAGGTGCCGGCCACCGCGCCCGCGATGCCGCCGCCCGTGCCGGAGTACGGCAGGAACGTATTCGGGTTATAGTCGTTCGCAGTTGCGCCGTAGATCTTCTGCACCACCACTTCGGTGCCGGCGCCCTCGTGCGCAACGCTGGTGCTCGCTGGCACCGGCCCGGCGTCGGACACATCGGTGAGCAGTGTCCCAGTGCCCGGATATGTGCCGACTGTGCTGTGCACGCCCGTTCCGCCGGCGCCGGTCGCCGCCACACTGAGCGCGGGGCCTGCGGTGTCGTTGGCACTGGTGCCTGCCGTCAGCGCCGCCGTGTTGGTCTTGAAGGCGGGTAGAACCGCACCCGTGCCGGGGCCTGAGAGCGCCACGCCGCCCGCGGCGTCATCGAAATACGGCGGCGGGTTCGGGTTCACGCCGTAGGGCGACTGCGGCGCCTTGTTGGCATCGAGGTTGAACACATTGTCGTAGGTGTTCCGCCTGTAGTTCGGCGGGTTAGGCGCCGTCGTGCCCGTAGAGGACATGTTGGTCGGCGGTGTGGGGTTCGGCGGCGTCACGGTCAGCGCGGATTGGGCCATGGTGTTCTAACTCCCATTCTGGTTACTGTGCATATTGGTCTTGCGCGGCGAGCGCGCCCATCAGCCAGTCGTCACCAGCCATCAAAAACCTCTGGAACGCCCCTTGAATGGCGCCGCCGCCGGAACCCGATTCTCGATATTTCTCGACATCGGCCGCTGCGCCATGGCGTCCATGAAACGCTCGGGGTTGGCCAGCGACCCGATCGCGTGCGTCGCATCCATGAAGTCCCTGTAATCGGATTCCGGCAGCGGCAGCGGCGCAGGCGGCCCGTACGGCCGCCTGCCAATGTCGTATAGGCCGGCGTCTGCGGCAAGCTGGTTATAGCGGTCTTGCGCGAACAGTTCCGATAGCTTGCTCATGGCTTCAGGCCCCGTCCGTCACTTCGGCTCCGGCGTCTCCGAGGGAAGCGTTCCGGGCGTCAGCGACGGATCAACCACCACGTAGCGCCAGCCGTAGCCTGGGATGCCAGCCAGCACGACAAACGTCTGCGGTGGCAATACGATCGGGTGCGCCGGCAGGCCAGGGTCCGGCTGTTCGATCGGATGCGTTGGTCTACCGGGCGGCCCAGCGATCGGGTGCGAAGGATGCCCGACCGGCGGCCAGATCATGCCAGGCGGCAGCGCAATTGGCTGCTCCGGTCTGCCGGGTGGCACTGGCACGATCGGGTGCGCCGGCACCGGCGGCGGCCAGACGCCGGGCGGTGGCGATGGCAATACGATCGGGTGCGAGGGATGCTCGCCGCTGACGCCCCAGCCGGGATCGACGGGATCGATCGGGGGCGCGATCGGATGCTCAGGCGAGCCCGGTGTTCCCGGCATTGGGATAAAGTATCCTTGTACGTAAGGCATTGCATTAGTCTCCTTTGGTTGGTGGTTGTCGTGCGCAGTCGTACTTTCGCGGGCTTTCAAGATACTCTCGCGCCATTTGTGGCCGCAAGCTCGCCGGCGATGGCTTTGCAGACCGCCTCGAATTGCTCGCGATAAAGTTTGGCGTCGGCCGTGCTGTCCACGAAACAGACCTCGATTAGCACCGCCGGCATTTTGGTGTTGTTCAAGAAAAACAGATCGGTGCGCTTCTTGCCGCCACGGTCGGTGAAGCCGCATGCCGCGATGCTTGCCGATAAATCGTCAGCGAGCGCGCTTTGCGTAACGTAGAGCACCTCGACACCCATCGAATTATCTGTCTCAACGTAGGCGTTGAAGTGCACGCTGATATCGAGGTCTCGCGTTTGCGCGTTGTGATAGTTCACGATTGTTTTCAAATTGGTATTCTGATCGCGGCTGGTGTCGTCATGAAAGGTCTTCACCTTCACGCCGCGCTCTTGCAATATCCCGGCGAGCCGATCCGTCACACGGCGGGCTTCGTCGACCTCGTCGAGCACGCCCGAAGCGCCGCGCACATATTTGCCATGTCCGGATGAGATGACGATGCTGCCGTAGGCCACGGCGGCGGCGCCGTCCTCCTCCTGCGCTTTGTAGGGATAAAGCACCTCGACGGTGTCGTCAGTCGTGATGCCGAGCGCCTCCATAAGGCCAGGCGAAATGTCGGCGACCCTGCCGGTATCCGAGTGCGGCCCCCAATCCGCAGGGTAGACCTCAAACTCAAGGCCGGTCTTCGGCGCGCGGACCAAAGCGGTGTGCTTGAGCAACTCGGTCTTCGACGTGGACTCCGCGTTATAGTCCCAGCGGCAGGCGAGATAGAATTTTGCCGGGTCGAGCCTTCGCGCCAGCCCCGTCGTGCCGGGCGGCTGCGCCGGCAGGAACAGATGCGGCGCGTCCTCGACCTTGTAGATGAAGGCGAGCCCCTCGGAGGGCGACACGCCACTGTCGCCAGGCCCGCCGAAATGAGACACCTTACCGGAAATTTTCATCGCGCCCTCACGGTGCAGATCATGGTGACAACCTCCTTGGAAGTGGTGGCAGCGGGATAAGCTCAAGGGCTCCGCGCTGCGACGGCTGAACGATACATCGCGACAAGATGTCCTGCACGTTCTTCTGCGCCGTGAAGATTAGCTCCAGCTCATTCTTGCGGGCATCGGAGGCGGTGCGAAGCGAGAAGAACAGCATGGCGATCAGCGACAATATCACGATGACAAGTCCCAGCAGCACGGGGTTCGAGCCCATGGCTGTCACCAAGCCGGAAGCTACTTTGCCAGCCTCTTCCACCGGACCAGCCATGTTTTTACTCTCCACCGAGCTCCGCAATTACCCCTCGCGGCTGCCTCCTAGAACAGCGCGGCTTCGGCGGCGAGCCACAAGCCCAAACTGTTTCGCAGTCCATAACCTCGGCAAGTGCTGCGCCGCAACACCAGCAAAACTGCGTCAGAGCAGAAAATGTATGACCGTAAAGACTCATAGCACCGGCCCCGTCCTACGTTGGCATGAAACCGCCTTGTGGCTGAGACTGCTTGAATTGCTGCGCGGCCTGCCGCTCGCTCGCCCGCGCAGCGAGGTCGTTCTGCTTGGCGATCTGAGCGGCCTCCATCATCTGCATCTTGCGTGCGTCCGCCTGCATGTCCGCCTGCTTGCCGATGAGGTCCATTTGGTGCTTCTCGCGGTCGTGCATCTGCTTCTGATTGGCCGTCTGCACCTTGGCGGCGTCGTCGCCCTGCTTGGCCATCAGCTCGGCCGCCTTGATTTTCTCGTTTGACGCAATCTTCATCTTCTCGTGCTGATCCTTCATTTGTAGCTCTTGCGCCTTGAGCTGAAGCTCGGCTTGGTTCTTCTCGGTTTGCGTCTTCTGCTTGAGCTGTTCGATCTGCAACGCGACCTTGTTCGTCGCCGTGGTCGGATCGTCCGGCCGCCCGCCCGCCGCGAGCTGCTTGGTCTGCTCGACCATCTCGTCAATGGAGCCATCGAGCGAGCGCCCGACGCGGAACGGCGCCACGGCAAACTTCAGGATCTCGCCGGCGAACTCGGCCTTGCCGGGGTCGAGCTGCACCATCTGCGCGAGTTGCTGCAGCACGGGCGCGAGCACCTGCAAGAACTCCGCGCGGCGCTCTTTTTCAGCATTCTCATCGGATAAAATCGTGCTGTCAGTTTCTATATCGAGCACGAACGAGCGGGCGCGGTTGTTCTTGAAGAACGTCAGCACCTGCTCGATCGTCGTCTCATTCATCGCTGCCGATATCTCGCTCTGCAGGCGCTGCTGCTCGGCTTGAGCCTGCTGCATGAGCTGCTGCGCCTGCTCGGGTTGGGCTTGCATCATTTGCTGGCCTTGCGGCGACTGGGCTGCCTGCTGCACTTGTTGCTGCCCCATCATCATCTGCTGGTGCAGTTGCCCAACCTTCTGCCGCTGCATCTCCTGCGTCGGCAATTGCGTCTGCGACATCTCGATGATTGTCACTGGGTCGAACTTCTCGCAGATAATTTCGGAGATGATGCACACGAGATCGCGCGCGATGCGTGCCAACTCGTACTGCTTGTCGCGGATGCGCGTCGAGCCGTACTGCGTCTTGAGCTGCTGCGCGCCGAGCGTCTCGCCCGGATCGGTGGCGCCGCGCATGATGTCGGACAGCCCCATTATTTGGTAAATGTCGTCGATGACTTGCTTGCGCAGCGCGACGACGGCCGTGATCGTGGTCGCGATCTGGTCGATCGGCAGCCAGACGATGACTTCTTTGCTGCCCCCGAACGCCGCCCAATTACTGATCGGAACGAGCACGCGCCCCGGTGTTTTGATGCTGATCGCGGCCTGAATGGCATCGGCCAGTTCACCACCGCCGGCCGGGTAAAACCCTTTCACCTCCAATGCGTCGCTCAGCGCGTGAATGCGCGAGGTGAGCAGGTTCACCTCTTCGAGCTGATCCTTATATTGCATGATGTCGGGCACCGGCACGAGCGAGCCGCGCTGGCATGTCCCGTAGGCTGGCTTCGGGCAGGGGAAAAACCCCTGCAGGTCAAGATGCGGATCAGCCTCGTCAAGGATGTCCTCGCAGCCGCACGCCACCCACACCACGCGGCGCTCGCCCTTGTGCCAAATCTCCCAGAACTTCGCGCGCTCGCGATTGTCCGCGCCGCCGACCGCCTGCGCGTCCTTGTCGACGGCATATTCGGCGTCCTGGTAGCAGTCGCCCGAGTATTTATAAAACCGCTCGCGCGCCTCGGCGCGGGTCAAATAACTGGCAGCGGCAACCCACGTCACTTCATACCAGCAGCGTGAAACAGAATGTAGAAAATCACGCCTATGCTTAAAATCCACGCACACCTTCTCATGATCGTAATAACTGTCGCCCTTGCCACTTTCATAACGGCACCACGCAACGCCGCGGCCGATGAGCGCGACGTCGTCCCGTACCTGCATCATGAGATCGTTGATATACGCGAGATCGAACGCGACGGTAGCGCACCTCTCCATCACCTCCGATGCGGCCTGATAAACCGGGCGGCGATCCTTGAATTTTGGCACCACAACCGGCACCGGCGCCTTGGCATAGATGGCGGGCTTGATCACCTCGGCGTTGGCCCAGAACATTTGAAATTCTTTATCGCGCGCCGTGCCGGCCAAGCGCTCGAGGCTGGCGAACTGCTTGTCGATCTTGTCGCAGTGATCGTGCCAGCGCTCGAAGGCGTCCTCGCTCTCTTCGAGCAGGTTCAACCAAGCCTTGGCCTTCTTCGGCTCGACTGCCGGGTTATATTCGAGGTCGTCGTGCCTCGTGTCTTCTTCTGTCGGCGCGGGTGTCTTGTCGTCAGCCATTCACTCCTTCTGACTCAGGAGAGCTTTGTTGTTGAGCGTTTGATATGTACCACCAGGTCGATGACCTCTTTCAGATCATGGTACTGCCGTATCTCTTTAGCCACCATCTGCCGTGCGCGCTCACGCGTCACGGTGAGCCGGCGCCCGATTTCATTATAAGTGAGCCCTTCGATCCGCAATCGCCAAGCATGTTCTCTTCGCGCCGGATAGATTTCATCCTCGTTCCAGCGCGGCCCGCTCCTCATAGCCTCATATAACCGGTCCGTATGCTCTCTCCGCGCAATTTCATCCTCGTCCCGCCACGGCATCTCTTCTAACTCAGGAGAGCTTTTATGTTGCGTGTCAGCCATCGCCATCCCCGCCGTATACGACGTGTGGCATCCAGAAATAACCCTGCAACGCTTGTACCCAACCCACCTTGTATCCAACGCACCCAGTCGCCCACCAGGGGCGGCCTGCCACCGTTACTGTAGGCATTGCGCTTCCGCCGTTTCCGCCGTTTCGGGCGCTGTCGTACTCCGCCAATTTCCCTTGCAGCGCAACTATGGCTGCAGCGGCATCGTCGTCATTATTTGACCAATCAAACCAACACACCCGCTCCGCTTCGCATTTGACTGCCTTCAGCCGCTCGATCTCGACGTTCTGCCGCGCGATCTCCTTGTAGAGCGCGTCCACGAGGTCTTCGGCGTTGTGCGATATCATAGCCGTATGCCCTGTCGCGGCCGGTCGTCCGGCGGCGGGATGCGCCAGCCTGTCGGCGCGGGCACTTTGATCTCGCGCAGCGGGGCGGGCTTCCAGGACAACGCAAGATATCGGAAGCTGTCGACCGGATCGGAGCACCAGTCATGCAACGGACTTGCGCGGAAGCATTTCTTCTCGCTGTCCCACTCGCGCTGATACTGCTCGAGCGCTGCAATGCCCTTGTCCTCGCAGCGCGGGTGAAATACGCAGAGCGGCAGCGTGCGCCGTACTGCGTTGATGCCGTCCTGCAGCGAGGCGTCGGGCGCCAGCATCGGTGAAAGCCCCAGGCTCCTCATCGTCTCAACGCGCGTGCGGCCGGTGCTCAATTCACGCACCTTGGCGTCGTGCGGGACGTAGTCGTTACCGCTCCGCCAGCCGCGTGCGGCATGTATCTCCTCGATCTTGTCACGCCACCAGTCCAGCGATGCGCCCGAGGTCGAGATGCAATCATACAGGAATACTTGGCTGCCCACTGCCTGCCAGAACCACACACAGGTATCGTCACGCATGCCAAGATCCCAGCTCCGGTGTACGGGGCCGGCGATTGGCTCGATCTCCGTGATGCGACCCTCGGCGCGCACCTCCGCCATCTCGTAAGAGAATATCGCACCTAGGAGCCCGCTCGCCCAATCACACTGGTACTCTTGTTTCCAGAGGGCTTCACCTGGCTCACCATACAGAGCCCGATATTCCTTCAAGGCCTCGGCGAGCTGCTGCTCCGTCAATGCGCCGGTGGCGCGTGCGGTAAGTGTTTCGCAAAACCAGTCGGGGGATTTCTCCGCATGCTTGTACATTTCATAGGCATGGTTTCTACCGCGCGGAGTCGTTACGAACAGCGCCCATCCATCGTTTTCTTCGAGGATAGGTCTAAGGTATGCCCATGCGCTTGGGTTGGCGAGCGCCCACTCGGAAAACACCACACCAGCCACGGACGAGCCGACTTGCCGGTCGTACTGATCCGAGCCGACGACCTGAAAGGTCGAACCGTTCAGGAACCTAATGAACATTTCATTGTCGCTCGTGCTCGCCCGCAGTTCATGCGGGAAGGCCTCGTCAATACGACGCCTGCCGGTGTGGCTGTTGATCGCCGTCCAAATAGCTTTGCGTCCCTGTGCAAATTCGGGAAGCGCGTACCAAGTATTGCAGACGCGCTCATGCATCGAACGCGCACACCAATGCAGAGCAATGTCATCTTTTCCAGCGCGCCTGTGCCAACACGCAAATGCCCGCTTGCCGCCTCGCGTCAAATATCTCCACAACGCCTTTTGATATGGGCGCAATTTCCAGCCATTGATCGGAAGATCGATTTCGATCAACGCCTACTCCTCGTCGCCGAGCAGATGCCGAATCCTGATGAGGATTCCTTCTTTCCCATCCGTACCGCCGACTTGTTGCGGCGCCCGTCCGCAGCCGCGGTCGAGAATTTTGTCGGCGGCAAGCACGCGGGCAGAATCTGGCGTGCCGGTCTTCATGATTTCAACCAAACGCTCAATTGCGGCGGAGCAATGCTGCGCCGCCAATGCTTGGATCTCCGCAGCGGTATCTTCGGTTGCTTTCGACCGTCCTTTTGGGTTGCCAGATTGGCCTTTTACAAACTGGCCTGCTTCATTCCTGCTACCAGGCTCCACTTCAATGCCCCTGCATCAGCTTATCGACGTCTTCGCGGAGTTTGTCGACGCGCTCAGTGAGCGTTGTGAGGGCGTCAAACAGCGCATGCTCGATCGTCACGACATTCAGCATGATGTCGCGCCGCGCTTTGAGCAGCTCGGCGTCAATCATCGAGACGATTTTCGCATTGGCCATAATGGCGCAAGATGTCAGATAAATGCCTTGATCACAAGAGTGAGAACACCACCGCCGACACCGCCCAGCATCCATTTCATCACGAGCAGATCGCTCTCAATCCTGGCCAGTCGGTTCATCATCTTCTTTACCCGAATAGTTTCATGAACGCCGCGCCGGCAGCAAACAGTGCTGCGCCGCTGGTAAGTCCGCTTCCCACCAGCGCCCACGGCGCATAGCGGATTTCCTGGCGCTTGCGGTCATGGTCGGCGTGGGCCTGAGCGGATCGTGCCAGCGCACGGTCGATGTCGGCGAGCTTGGCGCGGATATCGAGCGCGTCGGTAATGTCGGCGTCGGTCATGGTCGTCATTGGTTGGTCCTCAGCGCAACAGTCAAGATTGCGGCATAAGCGCCAAATGTTGCGGCATAGGAGGCAAGCAAGCCGGCGAAAAGCCAAGTGCCGATTGTTTGCAGTTGCGCTAGGCGCCCCTCAACGGCGGAGAAGCGATGATCAAGGCCGGCTAATTGCCCCTCCATGACGGCGAGGCGGTTCGCGATCCCGGCTAGCTGTCCTTCAATTCTTTCCTCTGCGGTCATCGTTGTGCATTCTCGATGATTGCCCCGATGAAGATCAGCGCAAAATATGCGAGCAATATTCCGCCTGCTATTTCAAACATTGGCCGCCTGCTTGAGCAAGCGCTGTCGCAGCGGCGAAGGATTAGCTAGGGCCGGCAGCGCCACCGGAATTTGTCGGTCCAGACCTGCTTGAGCCCGTGTTTTTCACATAGCCCGCCGTCGCGAGCTATGCGTTTTTGGGTGGGGACGACCCCCCTATCGGTGGAGGGGGGGGTCTCGCCCTTCGGCCGCTCAGGGGGGAGAGGGACGGTCTCGGCCGCAACGTAACTGCCGGGGATGGCGGTCAGCCAGGCGGGCGGGTTGAGGACCCAGGGCTCCCACACGCCGTCCCCCCGGAGCCGCCAGGCGGGCGCTGGTGCGCTGGCATCGGTGCCGAGCCACCGGGGTAGCCACAGCGGATGCGGTTCCAACCGGTATGTGAGGGTCCGCACGGGCGCGGGCCTAGGCGCGTCGAAGTACTGCGCCTCACTGTTGCTTTTTGGCCACAGAAGGCCGGTCCCGCCCGCGAGCAGGACGAGCACCGAGGCGATGAGGGTGTGAGGGGTCATAGAACTGCCTCCGGGCCGATAGCCGCGCGCACTGCGGACATGTCCTTGCCGCGTTGCGGGTTATGCGGGTTCTTACCCATGCGAAACGGCCAACATGGGCAGTCGTAGATTGCACAGTGGCGGATTTCGGCAAGACTGCCGGATGAGCAGGGCTTGCAGACCGCCTCGCGGATTTCCGTCACTCGTTTTGGGAGGTCGTCTGGCCCAAGCCCCAGGAACCCGTCATGGCGCGCTTCGCCCTGGTGGACCCCGTGCATGACTCGTAACCGCAGGAGGACGCCCCGGATGCCGCCCGGGGATGGATTAGGATGTCCTGCTGCAGCCAGCAAGCCGATTGGCAGCAGCATTGGGTCTTTGCCGGTGAGGCGACCATCGACGTTCCGGCTGCAAAGCCAGTCGCGCCATTCGTGGTTCTCGGGCTGATACCCGGCTGGCGTCATCCGGCCACGATAGGCAACCGGCTTGACTGCTAATGGTTTAGCAAGGGTATCGAGGATAGACTCGTCATCGGGCATCGTGGCCTCCTTCACAGGCTGCGGTTCCAAGTGGCCGGGCGGCGTTAGCGCGTCGTCCGGCTGCGCCCAGCATACACGCTGGCGGGGCCGTCGCGCCAGAGGTTTCACGTGAAACATTTTTGCCACACCTCGCTCAGAAGCGGTTGACAAAAGCCGTTATTGTAGCTACATGAATTGCTGCAACCATGCGGAAACCAGCCATGCCCATCATGATGGCCGAGCTTTACTCGGCGCTGAAGGAAGCCGGCGCCAGCGAGGACAGAGCCGTAAAGGCCGCAGAGGAAGCAGCCAGCTACGAGAACCGGCTCGCTAAGATCGAGAGCGATCTTGCCGTGCTCAAGGGGATGGTCGGGATCAATCTCGCGCTCTCGCTCGCCATCATCGTCAAACTCTTCACGGTGGGATGAATGGGCCGCCCGCCGCTCGCCGCGCAGGACCGCAAGGTTGCTCTGACGCTGCGGCTCCCACGTGAGGTGGTCGAGCGGTTTCGCGCTACAGGGCCGGGCTGGCAGACACGCATGGGCATGGTGTTGTCGGATCATGTCAAACGTTCCCGCCGGTGGCCTGCCAGCAGCAGTCGCACCAGGGAATGACCCGCGGGTCCAGTTTTGCCGGGACGCGGTCGGTGTGGAAGCAGCCGGTGATCGGGCCGTAGACGCCGATGCAGCAGTCGGCCACCCGGAAACGCCGCACGTGCCCGGGCTCGCAGACGTACAGCACTCCGAGGATGGGCTCGACCTGCCAGCGGCGCTCGGACGCCATCCGCAGGAAGAAATCCTCCTCGATCCGGTAGCGGTGCCGGTATCTCATGGCGGTGCCCCGGCCTCCCGCCGGCGCCGACGGGCCTCAAGGTCCGCCGCGACGCGCAGCGCGTGCTTACCGTCGCCCTCCCATGGTTTGGGCATGGGTTTCATCGGACGCTCGCCGATCGGGCGGCCGAGCTTCGCCTCGATCTCTTCGCGGGCCGGCCGTGGCGGTTCCGGTGTTTCGACCGGAGCGCGCAAGAGCGCCATCGCGTTGTCAAGGTTCTCTCGGGCGGGCGCGACGATCGCCGCCACGACGTCGCACACCTGCACATCGTTGGGGGCATAGCGGTGGTCAAGGTCGGGGACCTTGCCGCGCGCGATTTGAAGGCAGCCCTCGATAATCGCCCAAGGCGGGAATTCCCGCAGCACCGCACGCAGCACTTCGACCGAGGCGTCCGCATATTCGCCCTCCTGGCGCGCCAGCGCCCGAAACCCGGAGAGCATCCCGTGCAGGGCAGCGTCCACCTCGTTGGCTTCGGCGGCCGTAAATGGGCGCAGGCCGTTTATCAGCTCGGCGGCGCGATGCTGCAACGCGGCCCGATTGGTCGGTGTCAGGGCGCGCACGATCTCACGCGCGCCGTGGTCGGGGATCCAGTTCGACCACAACCGGCTCGGCGTCTCGTAGTTCGTGAGCCTCGAAGGCGGCGGCCGCACGCCGGGCTGCTGCGACGGCTTTGACGGCGTGGCTGCCGCCGCGAGAACCGCCGGCACTAAATCCCCGATTGGTTTGAATTCCTGGCTCATCGGTCCACCTCTCCTGATTGATCCATGTTTCGGGGTTGCACCACGACCGATCGTCGGTTTTGGCCACGTAGCGCTCGAGCCCACTCCACAGCTCGGCCCACGCCACGCCGCGCTTGCGGGCGCGGTCGAGCTTGGCGAGCGCCTTCGGCTTTCCGATCTTGTTGGGGTACTTCGACCAGAATTGATCGCGATAGTTCTTCGGCCAATCGCACGGACCGGCCACTTCGGCCGGTCGAATGTCGGCCGCATCCGCCGAACCTGACCCTGTTCGATCAACTCGTGAGGTAGAAAGACTCTCTCCTAAATCTTCTTGTTGGTTGTAGGTTGTAGGTTGCTGGGCGTTTGCTGCCGTTTTGCTGGTACGTTTGCTGGTAGCAAAACTGCCATTCTGCTGGTAGCAAAACGCCCGTTTTGCTGCTGTGGCTTTTCCGCCACTACTGCCGGAAAAGGCCCTTTTCTCATACTTTTCGCGGGCCTCGGCAAGCTCCCGATCGATCCGTTTATGCTTCCAATTTGGTGAGAAAAACGGTGCAATTTTTGTTCGCAATTCCTTCCATTTTCGGTCAGACATGCGAGCGATCGCGGCGAGCTGCCGATCGTCGTCGGGAAGGCCGCCCGTGGTCCAATAGTGCATGATCAACAGGAGATAGGCGCCGTGGTCGACGGTGCGGAGGTGCCCGGTGTCCTTCAGGTAGTCGCCGATGTGGAGGGACATCCAAGGAAAGCTCATCTGCAACACTCCCCGACGATGAACTCGGCCAGGGCCGGCGCATTGCGGTAGATCTCCTTGCCGCGGACCCGGATCAAACGGATGCCGACGGCGTGCGCGTCAGCGTCCTTGGCCCGGTCGTTGGCCCGTTGCGCCGCGGTGGCATGGAAAGCAGCGCT